GTACCATAGAGCACGCTATCCCTTATCATTGTAGTCATGGCCTCTTGTACTTCCGGCCCTGCTACACTTTGAGCCCGCAACGTCTCGACGGCGGCCCGCATTGACTCGGCGGTAAGCACTCCGCTAACTCCGGCACGGTCTGACGGTAACACATTGCTAGTGTGTATCGTCACGTTTGACGAGGTAGCAACGGACGGCGCGGCCTCTGTAGTCTCTTCGTCTTCGTCCTCACTGACAGCCCATGGCCCGCGCTGACTTCTTTCACAGACTCGGCAACGATCACCCCCGCAGTATTCGTCATCCTCATGTCTACTTCGCACACACTCGTAACAGTCAGGCGAACCCCCGCAGTTACCGTCAGAATGACAGTAGGTACAATCGTTACTATCGCAGTCTCCGTCATCATGGCATTGTGATTGACACCTACCATCCTCACCGCATCCACAAGGACAAGAGTCATCGTCATCACTACTATTATTTTCCTCGGTAGCTTGATTGTCTGAATAGAATTTCTTTAACCGTCCGGCAAGCTCGGCCTCTGTATTGGCTAGAGCAATCAACGGCCTTTCAAACGCGCTGAATTCAATACCTAAACTTTTCAATTGACTATAGACCCATGCTGGTATAGGCTCAGACCTTTTATCTAGCGGCTTTACGTCGGCAATTATGGCCTCTAATACTTCCGTCAACATCTTAACGGAAGCTCGGCGGCTTTCAAAGGGTCTATGTGCTACCTTCCAACCCTCACGGCCTAACAGTAGCGAGAATGTAACCCATGATAAAAGATACTTCCATCTATGGGTATTTCCTAGCAAGCGTACCTCTAACGTGCGGATACCACTAGGCCGGAAGATTTCAACGGTGTTTAGCCAATGATACCGCCTTGAGTTATTGTACTTTGTGGCCTCAAAACGTGTGCCCGCCGTTATCTCTTGTATCCGTCTACAATAACTATTTGATTGCCGCGCATCCGGCACGGCTTTAAAGGCTATGTCTTCTATGTCCTTGGCTAGTGCTTCCGTTGCAATAGCCCAGTTACGCAAGCGCGGAAGGCTTGCATTTTGAATACTCATATGCACATGGAACCCACACGATTTATCAGTATTCAATTTTGGAGCGTGTACCAAGTCTTTCAAAAGACCTAAGACGAAGCGCGGCGAACGTGTGACGGCGGGCGATACTACATACTCGGTACCGTCACCGTTTACACTTCCGTCACTGATTGTCTGTACTCCGGCGGGTACTCTTGTCGCGCTATGGTTAGCCTCTAACTCCCAGCCCAAAGAAAAGATAGGCGTAGGGATTGCCGGATTATAGGTATATGTGCCGCTACCGTTTCTATGGCTATTCTCATTCGCCGGATGGTAGGGACTTAACACAATGACGGTATCAATAGGCATGTTATCTCACCCCCACAATCTGAAGGTTAGAGGCTAGGGCATCGAACCATTCTTGAGCCTTGGTACCTGTTTCCGTCGGCATCCATTTATTGATATGGCGGCTTGTGGTAACGCTCCAATGTTTTTCTGTTTTGAAATGTTGCCATTTTCCGTCTAAGACTACGCTACACGCTACAGGCGTGCGATATGAAAACAATATCACAAGCTCATCATTGATTGTAACCTCTGTTTGATTCGCGCCTAGTGGTCTAAGGTTCATTGTTTAATCTCCTTTTTGTTTTGCCGCCACATCGCGCCACATCCATAGTAGCGCGTCTTTAACGTCTCCTGTTTCCTCGTACATCTCTATGACGCGCTCACGGATTCTATTTAGACGGTCTTCCGTGCTCATCGTCTCAAGCTCTTTGATACTCACTTTAGGCATACTATTTTATATCAGGTATTCCCGATTATTGCAAGGCCTTTTCTGACGATTCGACAAGCCTATCTAAAGCACGTTGAAAACACGCATTACATCGGCAAGCCTCTAAATGTGGCGCATCATCAAAGTGTGCTATAGGCTCTTTTCCCGTCGGCACAATGTACGGCTTTAACCATCCGGCCTCGGCCTCTCTGACTATCTGCTCTTTGCTCCGGCCCGTCACATTCAACGGTCTTTCCGGCGGCTTGATTCCGTGAAAGTCTGTACGGTGTATTTCGTATTCTCTGAAGGTCTTAAACTCTATCCGCCCGCATAAGGCGCAATGGTGTACCATGATTCCCCCTTTCAGTCTGCTAAGAACGTCAAGGCCAATAGCAGTAACGCTACTCCGATTACTCCGCCCATAGTCCATACTGTGACAGTCTCGGCAAGCTCCATAATATCACCCCTTAGTATTGTGACGTATGACAACGGCGCACACAATGATAGCTAACAACCCCCAAAAGTTAAGCACGGATCACGCCTAACTCTTTCAATCCTTCTACCGTGCGCGTGCTATGATGGAAAGGCCGCAAGGCGTGACCTTCCGGCGCGTACACATTCCACATCCTACCGTCTATGCCGTGCTCGGCGGCCCATGCCATTTTTTCTTTAGAGCCTTTCAGATATTCCAGCTTCACATGCTCCATGGTTTAATTTCCCCCTTCCATTCTCGCAAGGCGGTACCATTTCCAGCGTATCACCATTGTGTCACCGATTGCCGCCAATGCGTCTATGGTCTTATTGAGTATGTGATAGCTCATCTCTTCGTGAGACATGCCCGCCATTTCTCCGGCGGTATAAGGGATCAAGCTATAGTCTCCGGCTCTCTTTTCCATGAGTCAGTATACCCCCAAAACTCCAAGAGTGCAAGGCCTATTTTTCCTTGTTAAGCAATGTTTCCGTGCGGGCTAAGTAAGCCTCGGCAATGATGCTAAGGCCGTGCAAGTTGTACCATGCGTTAGCTTCCATGCAATCCGTAAAGGCGGCTAACTCTTTATCAGTCATTGGTAAACCTCATTTCACAATAGCTTTACGTAATAGACGGTTAGCGGTTTCTTTCCATTTTCTCTTTAAGTCATTAGGTGTAACTATACCTTTTAAGTAACTCTGCTCTAACAGCAATGCCGCATACTTTCCAGCGTCTAAGCGTAAATACTTAATACACAATTCTTGGTTAGTCATTGCAAGGCCTCATAAATGCTATCTGCTATCCTCTCCAAGTCTGCTAACCATCTCTCATCCTCTCCGGCCTCTATCTCCGGCCTGATTTCTTTAGCGTTCATTCGACAACCTCCGTTAGGTCTAAGAGTTTGTTGATTAAGTCAATCTCCGGCTGATTGATTTCTGAGTTACCGCTAGAATCTTGACCCATCGTGAGACGGTCACGCAATTCATACAACCCTTTCACTAACTGACGTTCTCTTTGTCGTGTCATTGGTTCACCTTCCTTTCGTCTCTTGGTTCCGGCACATGGATTAAAGACCATCCGAAGTCATACAGAGGTTTTCTATCCATGCCGTTTAGAATCTTGACCCATTCCGTCATCTGCTGGTCATAGCTCATGCTTTTATCTCCTTTCGTACCGTCTCAAGCCTCAATCAATTATAGCCGGATTCCCTGATTTGTCAATGGGCCGATTGACTCATAATGACTCACAAGGTTGTAAATCTTTTCGCGGCTGATTGCACATCAGGAATAGAGTCTTACTCTTGACTATGACAGTCATTCGTCATCCTATTTTTATTTGATCTAGTTTACGGTGTGAATGTAGCGAGTATGTAGACACTAACGATAGTGGTATTATTTGAGGAATGTATTGATAATTCGTATTGATTGCTTATTATTTTATTGTGAATACGGTACCTCTAATGTATGGGTACCTAACCTATGTGTCCGTGAGGACACGCCAGAGGTGATGACGGCTTGAGGCTGATAGCCGAAGGCCGCCAGAACTGCCACAAGACGAGACGAGGACGGCGCAAGACCGCCCGCAAGTCTCAGGCTGAGGACGGCATAAACCATCATCGCTTTATGCAAACGACTTGTGAGGTGATATGCACGCGCTAAGCTGATTGTATCCGCCCGTCAGATGCTTTTAAATTCATATCGTAATATCAATGTGTTTCTTTAAATCTGTAGACACTAATGTGTCACTATTAAATAGTCTTTCACATCTAATTATAGATAGGATTGTTTCTTTTTTATGCTGTAATGTGTGACCTCTTATGTAGGGGTCTACGCCTTTAAGGCGTAGTGCGTCTATACGATTAATCAGGGCCGTTGCATGATCTTTCCTGCTAGCGCCTTAGTGCCTAGAAATCTAACCTAGATCATAACTAGCCTATCCTTTGTATAGTCCTATGGCGTGTAGCGTCTACATGGCTTACGTCACGCTACTAATTCATATAGATAACACGCATTGATTAAGGAGAGTTTAAACGATTCTATGCCATTTCAGAAAGGGAATCAGCTAGGTAAGAAAAACCTAGGACGAAAGAAGGAATCAAAGAAAACCATATGGCTAATGGAATCTCTCGCAGAGCACGGATACAACTATGAGGCCATGCTTGTACGGTTCCTTGAGAGAGCCGCTAAGGGTGATAGATTAGCTTTGGACATGGCACATCTACTAATTAAGATGGTGCCGCACATGGCGAACGCTCCGAAGCAGGACGTAGGTATCAACCAGATTGAGACACTCGTAATCAACCGATTTGAAGCAGTCAAAGAGCCTACACGAATTGATGCGCCAATTGAAGCAGCAATAGAATCCTCGACGGATGGTCAACCTTCAAACAACGCTTAATATTTGCCATTGTCTTAACAGTTCTTGTTGTTAATCTCAGAGAGTAAATCAAGTTAACTTAACAGGTTCTCGACGGAGAATGTACAGATGGAGGGTAGGGAGCCCCTTCGTATAAGGTGCTTGTACTGTACGTGAACAAGCCTATAGCTAAAAATCACCAAATTGACCTTTTATAAATAGGTTGATTTCTCGCAGTGAAATGCGAATATACCTCAACATTAGGAGAGCAAGATCATGGACAATATCAACGATAGTCAAATCAACCAAAATTTAAGCATTGATTTCCCTCAAGCTGAAGATAAAGCCGGAATGATAGACGCTGGCTTTTTCCCCTCAGTCGGAACGGCGCCATGTCCCTCATGTGGATATTGCCCTGCATGTGGAAGAAAGAATCAACCTACTTTCTGGCCTAATTACGGACCCGTCTGGTGTGGCACCACGACAGGTGGTTTACCGGGAGTGGTTACCTGCTAATGTTCGGATTCGGTAAGAAACCGGCGGGGCCTCCGGCCCTCACTAGCTTGGATGTCAAAGTCTACGAATTAGAGATGCGAATCGTAGGTCTTGAAGAAGCCATTATCGAACTGTGCAAAGGCATAAAGATGCAGTTGGATAGGGTCGATCACAATACCGTCATGCTCGACAAGAACATGCACAATTTAGCCGCCATGACTTTGCGGCCCCCAAAGGACCTCTTAAACGGAGGACAGGAGCCCAACTAAGATGGCTTACGCAGATAAAGCAAAAGCGAAAGCCTGTTATCAACGATACTACCAAAAACATAAAGATCGTTTGAAATTGGCGGTCTACACGCGGATTCTTCGGTTACGGTATAATACAACCCCCGAAGAGGTTCATCAGATTTTTCAAAATCAGCATGGATTATGTGCGATTTGTGGTATTGAGATTGTTGAACAAAGCAGATCGTGTCATGTCGATCATAACCATCTCACTGGAAAAGTGAGAGGGCTGCTTTGCGAGAACTGCAACCATGGATTAGGCCAGTTCAAAGAAAATCCAAAAATTTTAAAATCAGCTATTGAATACGTAGGGAAACACAATGGCCGATAACGAAAACCAGAAGCAAATCGTCTTCACGCCACATAGACATCAGCAGCAGGTGTTGGATTCCCTGCACGAACAGATTCTAGTTGTTGCCGGCCACCGAGGTGGTAAGACCACGGTAGGCGCCATTTGGTTGATCCGCGAAATTGCAAACGATATTAAAAATGGCGTCAAAGCTGACTATTTGGTTCTAGGCCCGACGTACCGGGTTTTGAATCAGTCTACACTACGTACCCTGTTCACCTACTGGCCAAAGGGTCTGGGTACCTACAAGAAACAAGATAGCATAATCCAGTTGAATAATGGCGGTGTTGTTTGGATTCGTTCTGCAGACAAGCCGGATGCAGTCGAAGGTTTGACTGCCCGAAGATGTTGGATGGATGAAGCTGCGCTCTGTAATGAAACCACGTATGACAAGGTTTGTCAACGCTTGGTTCAGAAAGCTGGTGAGCCCAAAGGCCGGCTCTTGATGACGACGACTCCATACGGCAGCCCGTCATCATGGATGAATTTACGCTTAATCCAGTTGAGAAATCAACTACCTTGGCTTCTCTATGTGAACTTCTCGATGGCCGACAATCCGTATATCGACCGCTCAGTGTATGATCGGGCGAAGGCCACGATGAATGAAAGCGTATTTCAGCGTGATTTTGAAGGTCGATTTGTTAAGATTGAAGGTCTGATTTATCCAGAATTTAACCGGATAGATCACATTATTGAGCCTTTTGAAATTCCTGCACACTGGCCACGATGGTCTGGACTCGACTATGGTTGGTCGGACCCGACAGCGATTCTGGCAATCACTTTTGATCCAGAAGGCAAAGAGTTTTATGTCTACAAGGAATTTTACAAAAATCGCCAATTGGCTGAAAAGATAGGCGGATTCCTCAAAGACGAAAAGTTCACCTACACGATTTATGACCCGGCGGCAGTGGCCGTCATGAACGAAGTCAGGACCGTCTGTAAGCTCCGAATGGAGCCGGCAGATAACTCTGTGGATGTGGGAATTCAACGAATCACGAAACTGCTCAAAGAAAATCGGATCAAAATATTCGATTGCTGTGAGAATTTGATACGTGAAATGGAAGGGTATTGTTATGATAAGAATGGCTCTTCTAAACCTGCTCATGACTGCAGCCATAGCCCTGACGGTCTACGGTACGGTTTCTCTAAGAATCTTGCCGGAGTCTACGACCTTGTGCGTGTGGGTGGTGTATCACGCAAAGGAAAAAGAAACACAGGATTTGACCCGTTAGACCTTTACAAAAAACCTACGTTAAGTAAAGCTGAAAGAGAAACAAACGAACCAATGCCTTATAAGAGTTTCACAGACCTGACAGTTGATGAGATATAAATGGCAAATAGAGAATGGCGCGAAAAACATCCCGGTTATCAGCAGCATTACATGAGGGAATGGCGAAAGCGAAATCCAAATTCCGTTAGAGAAACATCACTTAAGAAGTATGGTTTAACTCTTACGCAAGAAAAAATTCTTTTAAGCGTTCAAAATAATAAGTGTGCTATTTGTAGTACTGAATTTATAAAAACGCCTTGTGTAGATCATGACCACAAAACAGGTCGAGTGCGTGGTTTAATTTGTAGTCCCTGTAATAAAATGATTGGTTTCGCTAAAGATTCTCAGCATATTCTTCAGTGTGGAATTGATTATTTAAAACGAAATCAAGAGGAAATCTAAAAATGGCCGATTACGAAGAAAAGGACGATCAACTTCAGGAGATCGAGAACGAGGAAGGTAAAGAAGAACTCGATCAAATGACAGGCGATAGCCCTATTCAGATTCAGGTCCCTGATGACTATGAAGCGGCCACCGATAATGAATCAGATGATGCTTATTCGTTAGCCACCCAGAAAGAAATCGTTGCCAAATATATTGCTGATTTGATCGAACGTGAGAATTGGCGCCGGGCATATGAAATCCTTTGGTGGCAGATTTACGTCCAGTACATGAGCGGAAATATCGCTACCCGGACGCCGACGCGCAGCAAGGTTTTCATCCCCTTAATTTTCCAAATCATCGAAATTGCTACACCCAAACTTATCAGTTTCACATCTGGAAATGAATCTCTTTTTGACGTTGTGGCCAACGATATCAATGAGGCCGACGTAGCCAAGAATATCAAACGGCTACTTTCGGACCAGTTTGATAAGAACGATTTTGACGATAAATATGAAACGTTTTTGAAACAATTGCTGATGTACGGCACCAGTTACTTCTGGGTTGACTGGGAAGTGGAATGGCAATGGAAAGTCAACCGCGTTCCGAAGGTGAATCGCTTTGTTGATGACAACGGAATCAACCAAGAAAAGACGACCTATGAAACGAAGAAACGATACGAGATTGTAGGTCGAAAACCTAAGCTCACTGTTCTGGACGTACTTGATGTGTTCCCGTCTCAGGACCACGCCGAGGTTGATGGCCAGCCTTCCGTCATGATTCGGAAGTTCATAAATCGTGATGAATTCGCACGGATTTGTGATTCTCCTCAACCGTACTTCGGGAATAAAGACGCGGCCATGGCTACCGGCGCGTCTGTGAAATTTCAAGAAACCCGACAGTGGAGAAAGACCGCTCGTGGTGAAATCACTACAGTTTCTCCGAAGGATATTGAACTCATCGAAGTCTGGGGCTATTATGACTTGGATGGAGACGGCAAGGATGAACCCTGCCAGATCGTTATCGCCAATCGTCAAATCGTTGTGCGTGCAGTACCAAATCCGTTTGATCACCAAGAGATTCCGCTTGTCAAAGTCAACTTCTGCAAGGTACCTTTCGAGTGGTATGGTATCGGATTGATCGAACCAGTTTTGAGTCTACAAAACGAAACGAACTTGGTTCGTCGGCAGCGCCTCGACAACGTAAATATTTTGATCAACCAGATGTACAAAGTGCTTTCCACGGATACGAGTATCGACGTGGACAAGGTGGCTTCCAGTCCGTCCGGCGTCATCCTTGTGGATGCCATGGAGAACCTACAGCCAATTCCGCGCACAGACGTTACCACAAATGCATATCAGGACGCACAGGCCATTCAGCAGGATATGTTTAATGCAACCGTCCCAGCTTCCCTCACAGGGAATATTGACGACATGCAAGGTAACAACAAAGGCGTTGGTCTTGGTGTGGCGAAGGTGGCTGTTTCTCAAGCTATGGAGAAATTTGCTACTGCTGCCAAAGCGATTGAGACAAAAGGTATCAAACACGTTCTTCGTCTTTTCTACATGCTTGATTTGCAATACCTCACGAATTCTGAAGTCATTCGTGCATTCTATGGTCATCTCTTCCCGCAGCCGGCCATTGTAACTCCGGCCATGATTCGCACGGCAGCTGGTGTCAATTTCAAAATGACTGTGCTTTCAGAGATGGTCAATCGGGATCAGAAAGTCAATCAGATGTCTACGTTCTTCACTTTGGCGCAACAGCAATTGGCGCCAGAATCCATTGACATCATCTTGAAACAAATATGGGAACTGATGGGATTTGATTCCAAGGACATTCGCGCAGCGGCTTTGAATCCTC